GAGATAGAAGATGACACACCGGTTGCGGATAAAGGTAAAACACCGTTACCAAAAGTAGTCGTTGATGAGTTAGAAGAAGCTGACGATTCTGACGAGTATACCGGTAAGGTACAAACCAAGTGTTCTGCGATGTGTGCAGACATAGACGCTTGTAGAGCTTGCATCGCTTGTGGGTTTTGTCCGAACGCTTGTTGCAACACCATTTGTATTTTAGGATCTTGCATCGCCAGTGAGTGTACAGCGATATGCGCTTGGTGATCCTGATACAAGAACGCTTTGACCGGTTTATTCTTAAGGATATTTTGATTCTCAGTCACAGGGTCACGTGGCTTCATATCATCGTCCATAGGAACTAGTTTTTGGTAATTAGGTATACCTAACACTTCGAGCATTTGTCTGTGCAGGACAGGCATATTGTAAAGTTGTGGTGCGCCTTGTGCTAATTGTAAGGCCGCTTGATACTGTACGACGCGTTGTGCCATCGTTGAGGCGTTGGGATCAGATACAGGAAGTACGTACACCAAATCATAATCAGTTTTCTTAGCGTGTCTGCTACCTTCGGTTGGGTCATAGTCGTACTCATCTGGGCAATAGTCTCTGATAATGTCTCGTAACAAGACGAACTCTTGTTTCATTGAGTAATGAATACGCGCCTGCACAGCACTCATTACTTTTAAGGTTCTTTCTAATACCGCAAGTGTTGTTCCTACAGGCGAGTTAGCAGACATATCAGATACAGCCAAATCAGCTGCTCCTGCAAACGCCTTACCTTCTTCTACAATTGCCGATAGCAACGCCATTAAGACTTGGCTAGGCTCTTTATATGGAAGCGGCATAATGTTGTCGCGCATCGTACCGGATGGTACGTCAACGTCTCTAAACTCACCTGGAGCTATCGGTGTATCGTCACCCTTTACTCTTAATCCTCTAGTTTTAAAACCGCCTGGAAGATTACTGAGAGTTCCTGCATCAACCAACTGCCGAAGGATTGAAGTACCAGATTTGGCAAAAGCACCAATAAGATGAACAAGCCCAAGGCAATAAAAGCCAAAACCTGGCACATAACCATAATGTACGAAGTGATTACGTTTTTTACATGATTCATCTTCAGGATCCCAGTTTCTACGGATTGAAAGAATGGTGTTTGAACCTTTCTCCATGGTGACGATGTAGGGCAGGGCGATACCGGTCAACTCACCTGTGTTCGCATCCTCATGCTCGTACCCTTCAAGGTCGATCTCCACATGCATCTCAAGGAGCTTATACCGATCATCAGATGTAGCCCTAAAACCTAACTGTTCAGCGATCTTCTTCTCAACGTCATCCATCGTATTAGCAGGTGTACCCAGTTCAATGTCTCGGTAAAACCCTTCATACTGGAGCCGTCTGACTTCGTTCTCTGTTTTTCGCATCACATGCGTTACACGTTCTGCTGTCTCAAGACTGGACGCGCCGTAAGGTACAACCACGTCTTCAGCGGGAACGTACATACTAACTTGACGACCTAAATAGGGGTCATAATAGACTTTCTTAAACGCATTACCAGCAAGACCTAGACCCCATAACATACGCTCATGCTCTGGGCGATACTCAACCATCACATCGGTCAACTGGTAGTTCATGTCGTCTTGTACACGCTGTGCGGCTTGCTTCTTCTCGTCGGTTTCTTTACCGATAATCTGAGTTTTAACAGGGCCGCTTGCAGGGAATGTAGCAGTGATAGTCTCAGCTTGAAACTTTACCACCGCTTCGGTGAGCAGAGGATGTTGAACTGCGCATGCGCCTTCCCATGGTTCGGATCGCTCTTCGAGTTTAAGACCGAGAAGTTCTAACCCATCCGTGTATGTTTGATCCAATCACGTCTTGCGCTAACATCGTTCTCAAAGTCACTGATTAACTCAGATGCTAAAGATGCCAAAACATTGTCAGGAATATCTTCTGCTAAATTTGAAGCAAACTCTTCTTCGTCGAACATTGGTTTGATGACGATCTCTTCATCACCCTGTCGAAGCGTAACTGACTCAGGATCTTCTATCTCAATCTCTAACGGTTCTGCATCAGGATCAACTTGTTCTATACCCTGCGGAGCGGGGTTCATACTTTTTTCAATCATTCGTGTTCCTTATTTGCAGTTAAATACTTGTCGGGTTTTTGTAGAGTTTTGCGGATATCCTTGTTCTTTGTCAAATTGTCGTTTAACTGCACTATTTCTACAAGTTGATGCATTTGCATCAGGTGTAGCCATTGCAACGATGGACGCTAAGAACAATAACATCATAATTTTTATAAAATCGAATGGATCTTCAGTCATGATCGTTACCTTTAGTAATAAGAGGAACTGGTTTTACGTCGATAGTCAGGCGCTTCATCTTCTCGATCCAATGCTGTACTGATAAACCCGCCTTGTCTAAATCTCATCATCGCCATACTGACGGTATCGCAGTTGTGGACTAGGATACCGTTAGCAAAATACGTATGGCTATCTTCAACAGTTATATTATAAACCTTTTTCAAGTTTTCTTTTTTCTCTACCAAAAGCACCTCGGCATATTCCATCACAAAATCTTTTGATACTATAGACTGTGTATATCTCTTTACCACATTGCTCACAATTTGTGGAACTTGTAGCCAATATTTCAATACGTTTTTTATCATGTAAAGCTTTACTTGCGCATTTGTTTGCGCAATATTTTTGTCTTGTTGGATTTTTAGATATGAACTTTGTTCCACAAATAACGCAAGTTTTTTCCACTGGAATAAGTTTACTATATGATTTAACCCTATCTGGATTTCCAAATATTTTTTTAGCATGCTCAACATGCCACGCGCGACCTTCTTCTGAACCATGCCATTCTGCTGACAAATGTCTAATTTTTTCAAGATGCTCAAGTTGTTTTTCAGTTTTTCCTCGAACGCTTTTCTCTTCTCTATGCTCTTCCCGATGTTCTTTTGCGGGCATAGCTTGAAGATTAGAGATATCATTGTTGTTTTTGTCACCATCAATATGATGGATATGATAACCTTCAGGTATTTCTCCGTTGTGGTATTCCCACACATCTCTGTGTAAAAACTTTCTTCCTCCAACTTTTTCCCAATAAGGTCTGTCGTTATATTTTTGATAGGTTGCCCCATTAAATTTAAGTGATAATCTGTCTGCTCTAGTAAGTTTTGATGACATAGCTTTTCCTTGTTTATTGATACTTTAACTATGTTATCCTTTCGGTTTAAGTTTGTCAACTTTTTCCATCCATTGTTAGAATAGATAAGATGGTCACCTGTTCCTTCTAAAACATCTAAACAATCACCTATTTGTAGCGTTTCTGTTTTAACTTCTCCTGTATAACCAGACGCTAACACTTTTTTTGCGCCAAGGTGTGACCAAACCTCATCACCTACAACAATATCTTCTATATTTTTATCAGATCCGTCTGACATTAATATTTTTGTGCCCGCAACAAAACAATAATCGTCATGTTGTCCAGCAGGGAATGCGGCAACCTCTTCAATAACCTCATCAGCCCATCTAGTATTTGGTGCCCAGACACGACCCGATGCAAATATATCAGATATCGCATTCAAACGGGAGATCTTATCGTTACCTCGTGTTGGTGTAAAGTCTGATACGACAATCCCCATATGACGCAGTTCATAAATAAGGGGTGCACCTGACGCTTTCTTTTCAATAAGCAGTGAGTCTGGTTCCCAATACCGATACTCGGACAACACTTTTTCTTTTAGTTGCGGAAACTCTAGTCGATCGCGTTTAGCGTCTAGCAGGATAATGTTCGCTTGATCGATACCTTTATCGTTGGGACGATTAAACACACCCCACGTTGTGCACGCACTATAATCCGCACGGTTGTGCTTTTCAAAAGCTGTATCCCATGCTTGTAAAACAAAACTGGTTGGAGGAGGGGTATCGCTTTCCCAGCGTTGCCACCACTCTCTCTTTATAATCGCACCCTCTTCAGAAGTTGGATCTTGTTGGTACTGCGCTTGCCATTTAGAAACATCAATCGCGTTTCTGGTAGCTTCTAATTCTTCTATAGACCAAAACTCAGGCCACAGAGGTTTGCCGCTAGGTAATATCGCGGGTAGTTCGACTACTTTCCACCTATCGCCACCACCCTCTAACTCTTTTTGCTTCACCTGGCCTGTCAGGTCTCTTTTTGACCAACGAGTATTATGAGACACAAGGCCGTTAGCTATAAAGTTTTCAGTCCCTTCAATCTCTACATCAAATACTTCGACCTCGCCATCAAAACTTATCTCAACTATTTCATCAAGCGTGAATTTGGAAATATTCTGCGAGTGCCAAAGCTGTTTTTTTTGTTTTTGCGTATCCGAGAGCGAGGTTGCAATCGTTGCAAAGTAGTCCTCTAACTTTTCCAGTATCGTGACAGTGGTCGATACAGAGTTTTCCGTTCCAGTGCGCTCTTGTGTTATGTGATGATGGAAATTCTTTGCAGATTGCGCATTTTCCTCCTTGCTCTTCGGACATTCTATTAAAGTCGTCAACGGTGATTCCGTATCTGCTTTTAATTCTATTTGCGTATTTAGCTTCTGCTGTAGGTCTATTTTTTCCTGATGCCCAATATGCTTTACTACTATGCGAGGTGCACAAACCTTTACATTTTGCAGGGTTTTCACAACCTTCTTCAGAGCATGTTTTTCCTTTGTGTTTACTGTGATACCCGATTTCATGATAGGGGGCATCTGGATTTTTTCTGTGGTAACTATTTCTTGCTTGACAAGCGGAGCAATGTCCTGGAATAAGTTGCGATCTTGCTGGCCTGTAACATCCTTCAGTTTTACAAGCAACATCCCCACTTTCAGTTCTTTTAATCGTATCCACTTCCTTTCTCCATTGTCATCTACAAGAAACGGGTGTCTCTCATTAGCTCGGACAATTGTACCAGAAGTCGTTCTTATTTTCCATACTTTATCAACACCATTTGACTGCCAATTTAAAACTTTAGCCGCATCTAGTTCCCCGTCGTTATATGTTGCAATAATATCATTTGGTCGTATGTCTTTTAAAAGTTTTACTATTCCTGTGCACATCAACACGGGGGTATCACCTGTCATACATTGTATGAGGATTACGG